ATTAGACTGCTCAAGTATTTTTTTAAGTTGCGACTCTGAGATAATATATTCCATATTCATAAATACCTTAAGAATAAAAAAACCCCAACTTTCGTTGAGGTTTATGTTCTACATGGTTCTCATGATAGCTTCGGTCATTCCTGTCCACTTTTTGATTTGGTTTTTTGGAATCCAAAACTCCATCTCCCCAATCTCCTCAACTCTCTTCAAGTAGTCCTCACGGAAACGAGCTGTCTCAGACGCATCTTTGATGTAAGGGATTTTCAAGTGTCCCGCACATATCTTACCCATTCCTGTTAACATTGAGAACTCATCTGTCAAGTCTCTCATACAAGAGGTACAGATTTTACCACGTTTGATGGTCATTTTACCCGCGAATCTTACCGCTTTAGGACTAACACCTAACAAACGAGTGATGTCAATCAATGTAGGGTTGAACTCCAATCCATAAGTCTCTTTCAACTGTTGACCAATCTTACGACCGATTACGATTGTCTCACCTGGAGTCGGCCAGTTCATACGGATGGTCTTCTCTTTGTCTTCCTCTTTTTGAATCTGAGACAAAGCGGCTGACTTTTGTTTCTCAGTTAAGGTACCATACTTTTGGAACTTAGATGCGATGTCCTTAACGAACGTGTTCTCACCTTTGTACTCAACGATGCGTTTCATGTCTTCAGTCATTTCTTCAGTTTTAACGGTTGCAACCGCGTTAAGACATTTTTCAACAGCGGCTAACTGTTTAGGAGTTAGACCTCCGTATTTTGATATGGTATCTTTCATCTTGATGACGAAAGAATTTTGACCTTGATAGTTACGTACTTTTTCGATTGTGGAGATTGTAGGAGTCATATGTCTTATTGTTTTTGTGAATACAAATATAGTGAATACCTACGATATTACAAAACTATTTCTTCACAATAAATTCTACATTATTATCTTCAAAACGAATCCCAACAATCTCGCCACCGTTTCCATTCTCATTGGCCTCCACCAATTCCATAAACTTCTTCAAGTCTACCGCTCTGTAGAAGATACCTCCTTGAGCTTTCTCACCATCAAAGGTGTCTTTCCAAAATATCTTATTCTCAAACATTGTCTTATCTTTTAATTGTCAACCCAAATTAAATATATTATTAAAAAAATCCCCATGAGGGGATTTATTTTTTATTAGTTTTGAGTGAAAGCTTTGTCAGCCCAAGTTTTGGCTCCGAATCGACCCCATAATTCCATGTCACACATGTCAGAGAACGATTGTCTCATGGTTCCTACAGTCATTACTTCTAAGAAACCTTTGTCGATTGAGTACCACTTACCACCTTTGGTTGTGTATACGTTCATCCAGTGACCGAACTCATTCTTTACTTGGATGTTAACCAAAGAGTTTTTGGTCCATCCTCTCATCATCTCAGATGCTGTACCTTTACTGTCGTGGATGTTAATGAATCCCGCCTGACATTTGTTTGCGATACGGAACTCGTACTCTTTGTTTACATCTTTGATGTGGTTGGAAACCATTACAGAGACTCTCTTGTTCTTTACTGTGGTGTCAAAAGAACCGTAGAATACGTCTCCTGCTAATGTTCCTTCTGTTACTTTGATTAGGGTGTTGGTGTTGGTTGTCATATCTTTCTTGTTTTTGGTTAAACAAATATAAGGAATAATACATTACCCACCAAATTTATTTTTCATATCCACATAAATTAAATTATTTTCCACAGGTTGATTCGTCAACGCAAATTTGACCCATACCTTGAATATAATTAAATCTTAAATCAATATGAGTACTTCTAAGATACGGTGTTTTCTTACCACACATAACACAAGTATCGTACTCGTCAGGACGATTTACAGACGTTACAAGACCGTCTTCACCTATGGTGAGTCCGAAGTGTTCATCATCGTATTGAGGTCCTTCTTGGTCCCTCCTGGCTTGCCAAAATTTATTTCTAACTAACTCACCCAACTCAGAATCATTTGGGGTACTAAGGATTTCTTCTTCAGTTAATGTTACTTTAATAGTCATGTTCTTAAATTTATATCATATATAATAACTAACCGAAATACGAAAATAAAGGTATTTATTAATATGATTAATGAAGAAATTTTATCGGAAAAACTTAAATATCTCATCTCCTCTGATTTAGCAACATATTTTAATGTTATGGAGTTCTATTTACATATTGATTATGTAAACAATAAAGAATCGATTGAAAGGTATGAGATTAACATTAAGTTTGATTATTTGGGTGCGATTGATATTGACGCCGATTTTTTTTGTAGGGATATTAAGAATATGGTAAATAAATTACGTGACTCCATCACTAAATACATACTATCGCCTAAAGGTAAAATAATTTCAGGCTCGGATAATAATTTCGCAGCAGATGCAGGTCTAATTATTGATATGAAATTTGTTGCAGACAGTGAACACATAGTTACCATGATATTTACAGTATCACCAGAACCTGAATAATATGAATGAAAAAATAAAAAAATTAGCGGCAAATTTATCAGAATTAATACCTAAGTCAGACACACCTCAAGAAGTTTATGACTTTTTAATTCCTGTAATGCAAAAACAAAGCGACTACTTCAACTATTTGGGTCCTGATAATATTGTCAAGTTAATAATATATATTTATTCGTATAATCAAGGTAAAGGGTTTAATCTTGGAGATAAAATGATTAATTCATTAGGTTTCGCGAACTTGTTTACAACGGAAGGTAAAGAATTTAATACAACATGTTCATCTTGTGATGGTTCTGGGGAGGTTAGTTGTAGAGATTGTAGAGGAGGAGGCCACGTCAGTTGCGAGAAATGTGATGGTTCTGGGGTAATACCTTGTGAAGAATGTGATGGTGAAGGTTGTGAAGAATGTGATGGTGATTACACGACTTGCCCCGAATGTGATGGTGATGGAGAGTTTAAGTGTACTAGTTGTGATGGAGATGGAAAAGAAGAATGCCATGATTGTTATGGTGAAGGAGAAGTAAGTTCCGATGAATTAGTATATGATTTTTCCTTAATCGCCACTTGGAACCAACAAATAAAAGATTCGTGTGAACTTAATATGAATACCGATAAACCTGCAATGTCTGAATACGATTTCGATAGACTACGGGACGAATATATTGTATTGTATTACACGTATGATTTACACGAAGAATTTAGAAGTGAGGTGGAGATTAATGAGATTTATTGTACCTTCTATTCTGACGAACCAACCCTTAAATTAACCAAACCGATGAGGATATTCAACGATTCAGACGATATCGAACCTTATTTTTATATGTTATAGTATGAGTGAGTTAAATAGATTTTTAAAGGTATTGAATAAGGTTGGATATCCGAATCCTGATACCGCAACCATCGCCAAAATGATTGGTTATAATTTAGATAATTTCTTAACAGAATTAGTTGGTGAAATAGGTGAAGAACAATCTGACGATTTTGTGTCAAAAACAATAAAGAAACTTAGCAGTGAAAAAGGTGTTAGAATTAATATTAGTAATGACGAATACGTTTACTTTATATTCCACAATCCCCATATTGACTTGGAGAATGACATCACTTCAGTAATTGCCAGATGGAGTTGGGGTGACTCAAATGTTCTTCATCAAGACGATGAGGGTAATGAAGTTTATAGAACAATAGATGAAATATATGAAGATATTGGTATGGGTGAGTGGGGTGAGTTTGAAAATATGCTTGAGGAATTTAAAGAAGACTGTAATAAGTATATTTACGATAATTGCGGATTCTTTATATGGTGGGAACAATAAAAAAGAGAGACCGAAGTCTCTCCTTTAGGGCCGTACTGGTTTGTACAGGTTCCACCACCAAGTTTTATCTAACTTGGAAATCATTACTTCTCAATACCTTATTAATTAAGACTTCCAAATCTTCCTTTGACATATAAGCAATTACATCATCTAATATATCAGGGTAAAAGAATTTTGTGATAAACTCATTATTTTCTTTATCAAAAATTGCCACCTCAAAATTATTAATAAAATCACCGTATAACCCGCTAGTACCTCCAACAATAGAAAATTCTACGTTATTGTTTCCAATTCGTGTAACCCTACCATTTCTAAGTGAAGGGTGTTCTTTAGAAAATTCTATAATATTTTGAATGGTTATCATTTTGTTTCTAACGCCTCCATTTTAGATTTATTAATAAGGTGTTCAGCTAATGTATATGTATTAACATTAGTAGTAATCATTGAACTAACCAAATGTTTGTGTGGTACGTGGATAAAGAAATCAGTACCGTTGAAAAACGTTAAGTCGTTCTTGAGTTCAATACAACCCTGAACCATCTTCAAAAACAATTTGAATTGAGTTGAGTTGACGAAGTTTTCGCTTAACAATACTCCGAAGGTCTCGTGTTGAATCTTGATGTTGTGCTGAGGTATGTTCATATCTTTATCGTTTTGTGATTACAAAGATAGTAAATTCAAATTATATATACAAATAAAAAAAACCCTAACTGTAAAAACAATTAGGGTTTAGTGGCATTCAGGTTGAGAATACACCTTTCAATGAGAGACTTTACAGGAGATTATTTGTGTTCCTCCGATTTCCACTTCCTTTTGAGAAGTACCTCTCAGTCACGGTCAATTAGATTAACCAATCCTTAAGTCGTAATATACTCTATTCTTACTTATCACTCTTCGAGGTTGCCACCCCAATTAATCCTTGCGGGACTAGAGAACTTTCAAAACAATCGTATCGGGCTTGGGACCCTTTACGGCCATGAACAACTCATGACTAAGTAGTGACCTGTCTATCACGACTGACGAACACTTTTCCTTTTAGATTTTTAGTTTTCACATGAAAGTAAAAGTTTGATTTGTGGATGATAGATGTAGCGGTCCGTCAAACCAGCTGTCCCATCTTTTGAACGAGACAATACTGAACTACACCTTGAAGTCTCCCGACCTCCATATTTCAAGTCTACTTCATAACTCCTACCTTGGTAGGTCAAGAGTAAGGAGAACAACAGCACCACCTGTACGAACTCTTACCTTTCGGTTTTAAGTCTACTTTTATATTGAACTCCGCAATAGTATGGTCGGATAACCATATGTCTCACAACAGTTCTACGAGTTATTCTTATTGGAGTTCCCCCCTCAACCAAACGACCCACATCGCTTGGTTACCAAACCACTTTCTCTACAGTGTTACCCTCGATACTAAAGGTTTGATAATATCCCGCTTGTCTACTCGAGCTCCCTTTCGGAAACCGCAACCCACTTCAATCAAGATGAGTCACTTTATACTGCTTTCACAGTTTATTTCATGGACTATAGACCGCCCAATTTCTTTCTATAAGTATGACGTTTGCTCGTATTCCCCGAAGGTTCAACTCACGGTTCTCTTATAGAAAAAATATTTTAATTCAAAGAACGCTTTCACTAAAGGGGGTTGATGTTACGATTGTTATCCCCGACAATCATGTTCACCTTTTAATTTCAAACCGTTGTGAACAAACACAGTTTTGAAATAAGAACTTGGAATTTCACAACCTTAACTTATCCGAAGATTAATCAGGTCAACCCTTCTCATTTGTTTCACAAAGGTAGATGAAAGTTTTGATACTATCAAATTTTTGTGAAGTTTTTTTTTAACAATCTTACTCTATTTTATACCGATAGTGAGATTTGTTTTCGGTGATTGTTAAAAAACCTCTCGGTGTTACCCGTTTGGTTTACAAAGATACAACTAATATTTTAATTAGTCAAATCTTTTTTTTTAAATCCATCACTATGGGTTTGGGTTGTACCCTTTTCAGTCTGCTTTCACACCCATCACCCCTAAAGAGCTGTCAGTATCAGACACCATTTTGGTGGATTTTAGTTGCGAGGGACAGAATTGAACTGCCGTGGACCTGGCTTATGAGACCGGTGGGTAACCAACAACCTCCTCGCGATATATTTTAATGTTAAAGAACTTAGTTAAAAAACCCCATAAGGTTTGAATTCTCTCGAAAACTTTCTTATGGGATTTGTTTCACAAAGATAGGAAAAAATTCTCATTCTATCAAATCTTTTTTATTGTGAATTTTGGAGGTGTTTGTCCTTTCGGACATGAACATATAAATATATCCAATGTTTTCAAAGTATAATAAAAATTACACTTTTGTCAAGTTTTCACCCCTTTTTTGTTTTGTGAATACAAATATACGATAAAAATTCAAATACTATTATGTTTTCTAAAGTATTTATTAATTATGAAGGTAAAAATTAATGACAATATTTTTAATGTTAAAACATTAGTTGATAGGGAGTCTCAATCAATTGGGATGATGGGTAAAACCTTTGACAACGACTTTAATGGTTTGTTGTTTTTAATGGGTGGAGATAAACAATGTTTTTGGATGAAAAATTGTCTAATACCGTTAGACATAATTATTATAAAGAACAACGTGATTGTTAATATACATCACAATTGTCCTCCGTGTAATGACGAATTTGATTGTCCTTCTTATTGTGGGAACGGTAATATTGTGTTAGAGATTGAGGGTGGTTCTTGTGAAATCCTTAATATTGAAGCTGGCGATAGTATTACTTATGACCTATCTTAATCTTCTGTTGAATTTTTAGACTCCGCAATTTTTTCCTTTAATACTTTTTGAAATTGGTTTGCAATCATCTTGGTAAACTTAACTGATGGCGAATCATCTCTCTCAGAATCATATCTAATACCTCCTTGTGGTGGTCTTTTACCTCTACCTAAATAATTAAGTCCTGAAATATTGGTAATACATTTATGCCCACCTGAGTTAGATTGAATAAGGTCCCAAGCATTGATTCCAATTTTATCCATCAATGAAATTTCTTCTTCAGACAAATCACTGAATGGTTTTTCCATCATTTCTTCAATCTTATTTAACATCTCTTCTCCTCCGTCCATGAACATGAATTTACCACCGTAAAGAGCGTCAAAATCTTTAAAAGTGAACCCAACACTTTCAGGCCCTGCGCTCGTTTCGCTAACCCACTTCATAGTCGATAACGGTATCTTTTTCTCCTTTAGTTGGTCTTCCCATTTGGCAAGTACTTCTTGAGCAATTTCCCCAAGATTAACACCTTTAAGTTCTCTTTCTTTCTTAAATGGATTACAAGAAGCTTGAACAAGTCCCATCGGCCACGCCATGATGAGAAAGTCTGCCTCAGGATTATTTCTAAATGGTGTATATCGGTCGTAAGACCCAGGTTTAAACATACTCCCCCCACCGTACTGAAAAATAATGTTATCAGATACAGTTGGGTAGCCCTTCATTTTGTCCGCATAATCTTGTGCATTTTTTTGTAAGTCTTCAGGTTTTGCTGCGTTTGTTCTTGTCATCCAATCTTTAATGTTATTTAATATCGACATTAAAGATGGTTCAGAATCCATAACCAAAGACTCTAAGAATCCTGGTTTGTTTTTAAACGCTAAAAGTAATTTGTTAATTACTAATCCTAATAACATTTTATTTCTTTGGAGTGAAGAATCTTTATCTATCCTGTAAACATAATTAACCACTTCCTGTGGTGTTACATTAAACTTTGCATAATCCGCAGAATCTACAGTATTAATTAATAATATATCGGCCGAAGGAAATAAATCGGTTGGAGATACAACTTGTGAGATTGTTTCGACATTTGAACGAGCCCCTCTAAACTGTTTTGAGGTTCCCTTTTCAACACCAACTTGCTTATCGTGGTGGTCAGTATGAATTACAAACATCGGTTTACCGTGAGCAAAATCAACAAGAACTGGCATTACATCTCCTTGAGCGTCATTTTTTTTAACAGAGAATTCTTTATCACCGTATTGAATAATGTGAGTGCCTATGACATTAATACCATTATCTTCAAGGTATTTTTTCATCGCAATTGCGGTTGTTACACCATCCAAATCTTGATGAAAATAAATCTCAGCTTTTTGATACCTTTTTTTTAGAGCATTAATGTTTCTAAGCCCTGTTTCCGATATTATTCTTTTCATCAATTAACTAAGTTTTTTACCATTATTATGATTTTAACGTAAGTAAGTATTTTAATTTGTTAACCGAAGCCAACATTTCATCTCTTAGATTTAATAAATCAGTATCATATTTAGTATCTAACTGTTCAGTCATTGACACTAAAAATTCAGTAATTCCATCTATAAAGTTTTGAACACTTAATGATTTTAAATCTTGAAACATTATTGAAAATTCCGACTCAAATTCTGGTCTACCATATTTACCCATCATTGATTCTACAAAACTATCAATAAGGTCTCCTAAAGTGTCGTATATTTCACCATAAGCTCTATGTTTAGCATCGCCCATTGTTTGCCAATGCATAAATTTAAACTGAGTTTGTATTTGTATTAGTTTTAAAATTAATTCTTCTTTCATAGTTATTTTTTTACACTTCAGACATTTGGTTTAATTGTCCTGTAAACAATCCTCTTAAAAATTTAGCAAATGGGTCTATTTCTATTGAAGTACTTGTATTTGAGGAATCAATATTACTTTCACTAAATTGACCCTTATAGTTTTTATCAATCCTAAGGTTTTCTTTAATTAATTTTAATTGTTCTTCTGTGATTATGATTTGAACCATTTGTACTTTTCTTAATAAATACTCGTATAAACAAAAAAAAGGTCTCGAGGACCTTTTTATTATAAACCTAATTCTATTTGTCGATTCTTATCTATAAAGTGTTGAACTCTTTCTTTAGCCACTTTAGTATAGCTCTCACTTAATTCAATCCCAATCCATCGTCTACCACTAATTTCCGCAGCAACCAAACTAGTCCCACTACCTGCAAATGGGTCAAGTACCACATCGTTTCTATATGTTAGTATCTTAATCGCCTTCATTGGAATATCCATTGAGAATGTTGCTTTAGTTTGTTGTTTGGTGTCAGCAAAATATTCCCATTGTCCATATACAAGACTCATAAATTCTTTTTTATCTTCGTCTTGATACATCATTTTTTGTTTTATAGTACCATCTTCTTGTTCCAAGTCAACCAACTCTCCTTTCCATTGTGGTTCACCTTTAACTTTTTTAATCCTGTCTTTTTTGTATGCTAAAACAACACACTCTTTAGGATTATATATATAAGGACTACTTGGTGACATCCATGAACCCCAAGCCGTAGTCTTACTTCTATGTGGCGAGTTTTCGTCAAGGTCAACAAGTCCGTAGAATTGAAACCCAACTTTTTTCATAACATTCCAAAACTCAGCCATAAATAAAACCCTACCACCTCTGTCTTGTACATTTACTTCATAAGGTACGTTTATAGCGACTCTACCATCATCTTTTAATAAACGATAAGCTTGTGTTAGCCATTGTTCGGTCCATCCCCAATAATCCTCCATAAACATTCTGTCGTTATGACTATCGTAATCTATTCCCACGTTATATGGTGGTGATGTAACCATTAAGTCAACCGTAGCCTCAGGGAGTTTTCCCATCTCAACAACACAGTCTCCTTGAATAATTCTATTTGTTTCTAACATTATAATTTACTTTCTTGTTTTAATTGTTCTCTTATTTTAGTGGCTGAGATATCACTCACCTCTTGTGGTGGTAAATATTCTATGATATCGTATCCAACTCCTCTTCCGAAGTTTACAGATTCAATGTTTGGGATTACCATTACTTTAACTCTACCTTCCATAATTAAATCAAGAAGTTGTCCATTAAGATTATTCTCAACTTCTTTAGCAGTGAATGGGTTATTTGTATCAGGTTCAATGTCTCTGATACAAATAAGAACATTCTTACCTTCATTCAACATTTCATCAAGAACCCATCTATGTCCATCATGAAATGGTTGGAATCTACCTACAAACATTGAATATTGTTTACCCCCCGTATTTTTTAATTTTGGGTCGCCCTCAACATGTATTTTTTTCATTAGATAATTTTTTTAAAGATTATTTCAACACATTCGTCTACCAAAATATTATCAGTGCAAATGTCTGTATAGTTTTCTGTAGGTTGTTCGTAGTCTCCAACAAAGAAGTTTTCTCTACCTCTAACTTCAGAGGTATGGACATAAACTTCCTTTAACATATCACCCATTTTTTCTTTAAATAACTCTCTCTGTTCTTTATATGGTGACACTAAAGACACTATCACATCTTTACCCTTATAGTGGAGGTATTGAGCTAGTTGTTGTGTCAATAATACGTTCTTCATTCTACCTTCTTTTGAATAGTCTTTATTGTCAAATAACTCTCTAATATCATCACCATCAATGTGAAACCAATCTCGGAAGAATCTTTCTTTAATGATTGCTTTCGCTAATGTAGTTTTACCTGAACCAGGTTGTCCTGTTAACCAATAAATCATTTTTCTAAGTTTTTAATTTTACGGTTTAAATAGAAAGACGCCTTCTTAAGGTCTTCCAATTCTTTTGCTTGGTCTTTCTTGCCTGCTCTTGCAACATACTTAACTACGTTGAAGAGATAAGCG